CGGGAATGAGTGGGTATGTATCGTCGGCGTTTCCGAAACGGTCAATTATTTTGAGCGTGTACTCATACCAGTGGGCTGTGTAGCTGGCCGTAAAAGTTCTTCCGGCTGTAACGTCGGTGATTTCGAGACTGTCGACGGTATATGTTTCCGACAATTGCGCGGCCTTACTTATCCGCGCGTATTGGACGGCAGGTAGTTTGAGGTGAGGGTAATCTGTGGTGATTACTCTGCCAATTACGCATTTGGTAAACCCTTCGAGAGAGCCCATATAGCCGCCTCCTTGCTAGTTGAAATGGATGTAGGTACGGATGAAGCCGTCGTCGTTGGTGATGAAGTCCATCTTAGAGACCTCAAAGGTGCCGCTGACTTTCGGGTGGGTAACGGCGATCTGATGAGAGTGTTTGACAAACGGAGCGGATATTGTTTCGAGCTCCCAGACTCCGGCCACTCGTGCGAGGTTTAGTATATTGACACCGTACTCGAACGAGTAGACCTTCTCCTGAGAGGGTTTTGTTCCCCAGTAGAAGGTGCCGCCCGAAAAGAAATACTTCTGAGTTATTCCCCATGCCGAGTGAACGGCGTCTATTGCTTCGGCTGCTGACATCTTCCGGATGGGCACATACTTGCGTTCTGGATAGGCCTGAGACGTCAGCGCCATTGATGTGATGCCAGCCTTGGCGAGAAAGTAGGATATCATTTCCTGCGGGGTGGTATCGAGGAATGTGTTGTTTATCTCGGTCTGCTCGAGTCGAAGCATTTCGTCCTTGAGCGTTATCTCATCGGCATTGCTGCCTGTGTTGTATGGCTTGGCGACATAGCCCTTAAAAGTCTCGTCGTAGACTCCGTTGTAGCCGAGCTCGACTGAAGCGGCGTCCATCGTTGAGAGGGATATCTTCTGCTGAAACTGTTCGGTGAAGCGTAATTTTGCCCAGTCGGAGCGTGTATCCTGAGAGGAATGTATCTCGATCCGGATGCCTTTGGTAAATTCGTAGGAGCCGACACGCGCTGCAATCTGGGGATAGAAGAGATCGGATGTCTCCATGAGACGCCTCCTTATTCGTATGGCATGTTTGAAACGGTGCTGAGAGCCGCTGTGGCATCTTCGTCGTCGTTGGCAGGAGACTTGCCCCTGCTGCTGTTCAGGTATTCCGTATAGTCGGATGACAGCGAACTGGTGGAACTGACGGAGCTGTCGGGGCTGCTTTTGGTTTTACTGCTGGTCGTCGTCTTAATAGTCGTAGGGACGTACTCCCAGAATTCGAGTGAAACGGGAAGCTGCCCCTTCTTGTTTTCAACTTTGTGGGAGATGCCCTTAAATAGGACCTTCTCTATACCGTGAGCCGCAGCAGCCTCGCATACAATCGGGATAGGCTGCGGGACGGTCTGCCCGGGCGAGCGAAATAGTGCCCGGGCGACTGCCAGCCGCTGATATTTGGTTTGTGTGGGTGTGTCGTCGATGAGCAGCTCGATATTGATTTTCGCGTCCTCATAGCCCGTGGCTTGCTTTGGCTTTGACGCGCTGCCCTCGACCTCCTGCTCATCAATCTGTGCTGATTCCTTGACCTCGATACTTTTTACGAGCCCCGGCAGGACGATTCCATTGACCTTAACGAGATTATCTTCAACAAATATCAATGTCGTTCACCTTCCTCTAAGCGGGCTCTACGGCCACTGTATCAGTGTTACCGCCGTTGGCGTTTGTGTAGTCTTCGATTTCCTGCAGGAGCTTAATGAGCAGTGGCAGGTCTTTAATCTTCGAAAAGTCGATGCTCATAAACAGCTTCTGGATAAACACGCCCTTGTTGGCTTCAGCTTTTTCCGAGGTCGCGCTCTCCTGATCGGGGGACTCTGACGTTCCCCGGAGGCTGACCTTCTTGAACGAGGTTTGTGAGAGCGAGGGTTTTGGTCCTCCCTCCGGTGTACCGTCTTCTGCTGCCGTTGCCAGCAGCGCGGACAGCTTGGACAGCGGAAGTATGGCTTCGGATTCGTTTCCTTCACCTGCCATCAACACCGTTGGTTTTGTTGCGATACCGCCTTCCGCAAGTCTGGGTATATTGAGAAGCTGGAGTAGAGGGATGTTGACACCGGGGATGAGGTTGATTACGCCAATTGCTAGGTTAATCGAGCTGATAAAGCCGTTGATCATGTTCTCGGCAAAACCAATTATCGAGTTGACGACGGCCTTGAAGGCTCCTCCGATGGCGTCGCCGATGGTGGTGCCAATCGATGTGAACATACTCTTGATTGTTTGCCAGATGCCCGAGAAGAAAGCTCCCACACTGGCAAATGCGTTTTTAATGGACTGCCATGCGTTGCTGAATACTGTGCCGAACCACGCGCCGATGCTTGAGACGGTGTCCTTGATGCCAGCCCAGAGGTTAATCCAGAAGTTACGGAACTTCTCGCTGTGATCCCAGAGAAGCTTGAACGCTCCGGCAATCGGGTTTACGAGGAAGAGCAGCAGGCTCTGCCAGTTGGTCTTAACGAAGTTGATAACCTTGTTGAAGACTTCTTTGACCTTATCCCAGAGGTTTATAAAGAAATTCTTGAAGGCGTCACATTTGTTCCAGAGCAGGATGAATGCGGCGACCAGCGCGACGATGCCTATGATGACCCACGTTATTGGGTTTGCAAAGAGTGCTGCCGTAAACGACCAGACCGAGGCTATGAGTCCGGGCATCGCCTGAACCGCTGTCGTTATAGCCTGCTTCGCCATACCGGCGAGGCCCAGCGCGAAGCTCTTCAGAGCTGCCCAGCCATTGATTGCCGCCGTCTTTGCCATACTGGCTATGTTCAGTGCGACATTCTTTACCGCGCTTATTGCCGGAGTGCTGAAGGTCTTTAGTGCTCCGAAGCCTGCTTTGATACTGTTGCCGGCAACTGTAGCATATAGTTGGATGTCGTTAAATAGTGCCGGTAGTTTTTTTACAGCTCCCCAGAATCCTGAAACAAGCCCGCCTACTTTTGTGAAGACAAGCCCTACGCCGCCGATCACAGCGGTAAGCGTGCCAGTCACCGCTATCAAGCCGCCTATTGTCATGATGACTATCAGGATGACGCGGGCAAGGTCCTGATGCTTTGTTACCCAGTCGCTGAGCTTAGTAGCGAGCTCCATGCCTTTGGTGAGAAACTGGTTAATGGTCGGAAGCAAGCTGTTTCCCATCGTTTCCTTGACGTTCTGGAGCTGCTGCTTGAGTACCTCGTATTGCTGGGGCGAGGTGCTGTTTATGGCTGTTGCCATCTGCTGGGTAAGTGTGGTGCCCTGACTGAGAGAGTCGTACATCCCGACGATGTTGTTCTGAAGGTCGCCGGTCTTGTTGTACATGAGGTCGATGAGCGCGACTGATTCGGTATCGCCGAAGGCTTCCTGCAGCTTCATCTTCTCGGCTGCGTCCATCGTCTCTCCAAACTTACCCTTCAGCTTGTCGATGATTTCCGGCATGCTTAGCATCTGATTGTTCGCGTCCACGAACGACAGGCCGAGAGCTTCGCCGCCTTTTGTCGCCGAGCGGATGAAAGCGGCGTACTTGGTACCCGCTTCGCTGCCGGACATCGTTGCCTGCAGCATACCGAGCACTGAGAGCTGCTCTTCAAGCGGTACCTTGGCATTTGTGGCCGAAGCGCCGAGAGACTGAATAGCCTGCTGCATACCGGAGCCCGTTGTCTTGAACTGTTGGACTGCCTTGGATATACCCGCCGAGAACATTTCACCGAACTGCAGATCGGACATATCCGAGTAGTAGCTCTTATAGATGTTGTAGCCCGTCGCGAAGAGCGAGGTCATTTCTCCGACTGTGGATTTTGTTGCCTTTGCCGTGAGGCCGGAGAGGGTAGTCATGTCCGCGACGCCCTGATCTGATAGAGTGGATATACCGCTTCGGATATCGTAGGCCGCCGTAACGAAGTCGGCCTTCGTCGTTCCGGCCCACTGGTCGGAGAAGTTCTTTGCGGCGTTCTCTATGAGCTGAAGGTCTTGTACACCGAGCGATGAGAGCTCACCGAGAGCCTGTTGTGTTGCGAAGGTCGCTTCGACCGGAGCGAGGGTCGCGTCTACGATCTGTGCTCCGACGCCCGCCATGATTGCGCCCGACTTTGTCATGTCCCCGAGGGACTGGTTTAGGCTGTTCAGCTTGGATACCGAGCTGCCCGCGTTCGAAGAGACACGCGCCAGCGGGCTCGATAAGTTGTCGATCATGTTCATAATGAGCGACAATTTGAATACGGATTCTAAACTCATGCTTGATTTTCACCTCCCGTGTGGTATAGTGGCGATGAGGAGGGATTAAAATGGTATTTTTTACAGTAGTTATCCATGTGCTCTTGTTTGCTCTGTGCGCCGGAGCTGTTATCGCGGTCCTCGTTTATGTTCCTCTTTTTATCTACACAATTCCCTATGCTTGGTATTGTGGGGAGCAAGAAGCAAAGGGCTATAAGGTGGAAAAGGTGCCGTTCATGCAGACGGTGAAAGACGCCAAAGCATATTACAAACAGAAGAAGTTAGCCAAGAAGGAGCCGAAAGTATAATTTCGGCTCTTTCTTTTTACTCCGAGAAAACATCCGAGATTGCCTTGGCGACGACATTTGCTTCAAGCTCCTGAATGTACCGCGCCTGTGCGACGTATCTTAGAAACTCGTCTAAGCTGAGCGTCTCCGGGTCAAACTTCTCTAGAAGGGCCGGAGGGAGGAACCTGTGTATTTCGAGCGTCAGCTTCTCAACAAGGCTGTTCCTCACCTCCGAGAGCTGCTCTTCTAGAGCATTTTCAAATTTACCGTATTGGTCATGCCGAGTGTCTCGGTGAGCTTATTGCCGATGGTGATAGCGATGCCGGGATTCTCCTCCATGTCGGCAACAAGGCGTTCCCTGTCCTCTTCGACGATTGCGTCCAGCATGAATGCCTTGCTGGACTTTACGATGCCAGACTGAGCCGCGCTCTTTATGTAGCGCTCATAGCTCGGGACGGAAGGGCGCTTGAAGTGGTATGTGCATTCCTTTTCCTCGTTATCGTCAACGGGGATTGTCATACCGATGCGGTAGACTGTGCCGTACTTGGCCTTGAGCTCGTCGAGCTTTGCAGCCGCTTTGTTGCTGTTCTCCATAATTGGAGCCTCCTACTATCAATTATTTTGAGATAACGCTTAGACGGGTTCGACGCCGTCCTGAACGATACCGCCGATGATCATCAGGTCAATATCCACCTTGAGACTCTTGTCACCCTGAGAGGCTTTGTTGGAGCGCTTGGTGAACTTAACGGTCTTGAGCTCATCGATGCGGGTACGACCGCCGTCGTTGGCATAGGACACGACGAGGGACGGGATAGTAATCCCGAAGAACGCGATGCCGTTTGCCTTGCAATAGTCGAGTACTGCGTCATAGTCGTCGCGCAGCATGGTTGCTTTGCCGGAGGATTTATAGTTGCCGGTGCCGTAGCCTCTGGGCCTTGCGCCCTTGCCGTAGACTTCCTCCATTTCGAACTCATCGTCGTAGCTGATTTCCTGAAGGATGAGGTCGAGGCCGGGAATTTTGGTGTTGACGTCTCCCCAGTCATAACATTTGCCGTTTACTTTCAACATGGTTTTGTTCTCCTTCCGTTATTCGCCTGCCGGTGATCGTCCGAGGTCTACTTCGACCTCGCGGATGTGGCCGCGATCCACGTAGCGGATTTTGACTTTCATTATCTGGGTTTCAATGAAAGTGCTTTCCTGTCCTTCGGGGACTGTGAGCGCTGCGGAGCTGATTTCCTTCGCGTTGATCATATCCTGCAGAGGCGGGAACATGAATTTTGCTCTCGTCTCGAGCTCGCCCTGAATGTCATCAAGATCGATGTCGTCCTGCAGCAGCTTCAGCGCTTCCGCGCGGGTCTTGCGGATGATCTTGTTGAGTACACGCACATCCTCGGCGTAGCGGTAATCGCTGTCGTCCGGGGAAAGCACGAACGTATGGTAGACATAGAAGTCATCCAGACCGTCGTACTCGCGGAAGGTCAGATAGTTTGCCGTGTCGAGACGCTCGATTACCGTCATGACGCCGGAGGGACGCAGCTCAACGAGCTTTGACTTCGATACGCCGAAGCCGGCAGCCGGAAGTGTCTTTCCGATGCAGACCTGAACCGACGCCTTCGAGTAGAGACCGGAAACAAGTCCGGCGAGGTTGACCTCACGGGTCGTGCCGTCCATCTTGACGAGCATTCCTCTCGCTGCCACTACCTGAATGTTATAGTTCTTGACCTGCTTACGGTCATTTTCGAGGCGCTCGGCATAATCGTCGATTGCCTCTTCTGTATTGGGCGTGTATGCCTCCAGCATGAAGAACATCGGCTTTTTATAGGTATCATTCAGCTCGGCCTGCGCCGTGCTAACTGCAGCCCAGAGAGCTGCAGTGCTCTCGCCGACGATATGAACGTACTCGAAAGCGTAGTCTGAATAAGTCTGCAGCTTGGTGATGGCTGCGAGCACATCGCTATTGGTCATCGCGGGCTTGGTAGTAGACGCTTTGAAAGCGTCGCCGACGACAAAGGAGTTTGCCGCGTCGCCCACCGCCTCGGTGAATTTCACCGTTACACCCGTGCCGGTGAGCTCGTAGTTGCCAGACAGCGGTACAGTGAGTTCATCGGTGAAGCTATAGCCGCCGTCAATCGACGCCTTGAAGGAGCCGGTATTGAGCGTGCCTGTCGCTGTGATCTTGATAACAATGTCGAACGCGTTGTTCGGTGTTCCGGAGATAGTAACCGTGCCGCCGCTTGTGCCGGTCTTTGTGACTGCGCCCAGCGTTCCCGCCGTCGACGCCGCCACAGGGATGCAGATTATCAGGTTAGAGCCCCAGTCGACCGCGTCCATCGCGGCGTCGGCCAGAGGTGAGAGCCCGAGTTTTGCTTTGATTTTTGCCGCCGACATACTGCCGGTGATGATGATTGGTGTGCTTGATACGACGGGGGATGCCCCGATCTTGACGTGAACGCCGTCGCCCTTGGAGGAGTTGATTCCGAGGAGATTGTCAGTAACTATGGTTTTTACGTCTCTCAACATTTACTTATCTCCCTTCTCGTGCACGGCCGCTTTGCTGAACTTGTCGACCGCCGCTTTATATACGGCTTTGGTGACAGCCTTTCCGGGCTTCCAGTCGTTCTGAGCGCAAACGCCCGCGAAAACAGGCCAGCTTGTTTTGTACTCTTCGCGCAGCTTCGCAATGTCGACAAGAGCGCCCGGTGCCTGCACATTATCCTGTCCTTCTGCCGGTACCTGATTGTTAGTTGCCATTTTGTGAAGGCTCCTTTCATTTTTCAACGGACACGACCTCAAGCTCTTTCAGCTTTATGAAGTCGGTGTCTCTGTAGATGCCGCCGTCAAAGGTGACCATCACCTGAACGGCGAGTTTTGATTTGAGGGTTGAGTCGTCCTTGTCTACCCAGTCGGCCTCCTCGACCTCTATTGAGATGTAATTGCCGTTGACATATAGGCCAGTGTCAAGGCCGGAGACGAACTTCTCATAGATGGTTTCGACCGCTTCCTCGGTATATTCACCGATGATGACCGTGAACGAGAGCTTCCTGTCGAAAACCTTCCGCCTCTTTTTCCGTGCTCCATCTTCAACGTATTGTGTTTTTGAGCCGTTTCGGAGGAGAGTTTCCTTTTCAAAAAGCACCGCGCCGATGTGGCTTTCCATGCTCTTTGAGAGCGCTACCATCGATGTGTACGGGATTGTTTTGATACCCGCAGCCTTCAGATGGTCGACAAGATATGACTTACACTCGCTGAACATATCAGACCTCTTTCCCTATGATGTCTTCGACCGTTGCCTTGATTTCCTGCATATCGTCGTCCGACAGGCCGAGGAAGGGACGCGCGGGGATTGTGATTCTGACCTTCTTCTTACTGACCCATCGGTCGCCAATCTTGAACTTAAGGGCCTTGGCCCTACTTGCCATGATGGTCCGGCCCTTGTCGCCGTATTGATGCGTCGCCGCATACTTGACGTTGGTACCGACCGCGAAGCCGGATGCGTCTGATTCTGCCTGAATCGAATTGCGGAGCACCGCAGTTTTGATCAGCGTCTTGCCACCTTCCTGCTGGGCTCGGATTGACGTCGCCCAGCGTTTGCCCGAAGGCGACTTGCTCAGCTTAAACCTTGTGAGCGTGGACGTCCGCATTGCTTCACCGAGCGCTTCGTTGATTTTCTTTTTGTCGAGCGCCGAATAGCTCTTGAGAGTGTTCATGAAGCGGCGGGTGTCGCCTTCGAGCCTGATGCTGAACATCGTCTACATTCCCTTCATCGAGTCCCTGCTGAAAATGCGGGGGCTCGATTTCATTGCAAAGCCAGATGAAGCCGCAGTCGCAGGGTCGTCAGCCTCGGCTCCGATTGATACCTTGCCTTCGGCGACTAGCGTCAGGAACTTGATTGCCGAGTTGTATCGGTTGAGGAAGTTCTTCTCGGCTGAGCTCTCATCGATACCGACGCGGGAAAAAATGTTGTAGACCGCAATGTCCTTTGACATCTTGCTAATAACCTTCGGGACTGGACTTAGCGGCACGGGGTAGCGCTTGGTGAGGTAACCGTCAATCTCGCCGTCCGCGTCAGCAATCGCCGCCTCTATGATAGGGGTTACGAGCGTCTCTCGCTGCGCGGGGTCCTCAATGAAGGTGTCCCCGATAATCGAGTTCAGGGCATCATCCTTGAGCATTTCCCTGACTTCCGTTGCTGTGCTGTAGCTCATACTGTTACCTCACCTTTGTTTTTACTAGGCGTTCGCGCTGCCGTCAGAGCCGAAAGCCATCTGCCAGAAGCCGAAGCCTGCGTTGCCACGGTCGTCAGCACCGTAGAGGTACTCTTTCCGCATGAAGACGTTGTTGTCGGTTTCGGCAGTAAGCGACACGAACTTTGCTTTCTGGCGCATCTGATAAATCAGGGGCCTTATGGGCTTGTTCGTGCAGAGAAGGTACCATGCCGTATCGTTGCCCGCGAGCTGCGGAACGACGAGGGGCTTGGCGGTACCCGCCATCGTGTTCTTAGTTCCGTTAATCTGGTCTGCGACCAGTATGTCGAGAGCGTCCGCTTCGAGCGCGGGCGGCACTACGAGAAGATTGGGAATGAGGTTCAGCGGGCGGCCCTTGCTGTTGGTGAGAGACATGATTCCTGTGCGGGCTGCGATGTACGCTTCCTTGGAAAGCTTTGCGGTGCCCATGTTGGAAACATTATTCTTTCCGACCTTGTGGCTAGTGGAGAAGAAAGGCTTGCCGTCATAGCAAAGTGCGGTAAAGCCTTTAGCGAGCAGCTCGAAGACGAGCTCATCGGGATGGAGAGCAGCAGCCTGACCGAGCATCTGAATCGACGGCTTGTAGATTCCGACCTTATCGTCCTCGATTGCGTTGCGGGGAACGCCGACCGTAAGTTCGAAGTCCTTGTTCTTGATGCTGTAGTCGCTGCCGGAGAGGTTCTGGATTTCGCGGTCGCCTATCCATTCTCTCATTCCGGGGATGTCGCCGAGCCACGCATAGGTCTCGGTGTCTGTGGTAGAGGGCGTGACAGTGGCAATCTGTTCGTAGAGCGGCTGCTGAGAATCAAGCGCCTGATTGAACAGGGTGTTGAATCCCACGAAGATGCCCTTCAGGTTTGCGGAATTGACAATCATTTTTGTTATCCTCCTTGTTGTTTTGCCTCTGCAATTAAGCAGAGACCTTACTTGCTTTTACGTTGGCGAAGCTGCTGCCGATGATTATGATGCCGTCCGTGGCCGCAAGGCTGGCAAGGCCCGCGAAGTCTGCAAACTGGTTGTCGGCGTCACTTGTGGCCGCTTTCTTCGTGTAGGTCTTGCCGTCAATTATGACGGTCTCGTCGGCTGCTATGCCGGTCAGAACAAACCCGTCGAAAACATCGCCGCTGTCGACGCCGGTGCCGGTGATCTCAAGAAGCACGGCTGCTTCAACAAATTTGAGATCGATATTGGACATTCCAATTTCGACCACGACACCTTCATCGTCGACGCGGATCACCTTGCCAGCGATGGAAGCCCCCGTTGCCAGGGCGGTTACTGTCTGATCGTCCTCGATATAGCAGGGGCCGAGGACATGGGTGATGCCGACCTTGTTTGCGACGGTCGCGGTGTTGTCGAAAACGAAGGTCCCGCGGGTGACTCTAACCGAGGCTGCTCCGTTAGCTCCGGCATTGATTACGGTTTCCTCAGCTCTGCCCGCCGCGATGAGCCCTTCTGCGGTTTTGCCGGGTATCGCGTATCCGTTGGCATCCAGCGCAACGATAGCACCCTGATAGATGGTTGTTGCTCCCTTCACGGGAAGTACGAGACATCTTGCGCCGTTGGAGATCTCGACGGTGTCTCTTTCAGAAGTTAATGCAGACATGAGATATTAGTTCTCCTTTCCGTATTTCTCGACTTCTTCAGCCGAGAGTCCGAGCTGCTTGCACACAAGCATGGTTGCCTCGTCGGGCTTGGTACTTTTGGGCGGTTCATTTCCGTCCAAGATGGAGCTCATCGGCACCGACTGCGGGGCTTTCTCGACAAATGCGGCGAAGCCCGCCTTATCGCTGAGAGCGTAACTCAGAGCCCAGTCTTTCTGCGCGGGGGTGAGCTTGCCAGCCTTCAGGGCCATAGTAACCGCGTCAAGAGCGTCACGCTCGGCGCTCTGCTTCTGCAGGGCCTTAAGCTGTTCGAGCACGTTGACGCCGCCGATGTCGCCGCCCTTGAGAGCCACAATCTTAGCTGCCACGTCCGAAGCAGGAGCTCCGGCCTTGAGGTCGAGCAGCTCACAGACCGCCTTGTTTGCGATGACCGTGTCGTCCTGATTGCCTCCGCCGCTAGCTGCAGCGTCCTTAAGAGTCTTCACTTCTTCGAGAGCTTTTGTCAGGGCCTCGATGACCTGTTCCGCAGTTGCGTCCTCTCCGAGTCCGAGCAGCTGCGCGATCTGTTTGATGATGTCCATGGATTTGTTGTCCTCCTCTTTATAAGTGGCTGAATTCACGATCGCGGTCATTCCCTCGATCGCGGGTGTATTCGTTAGGGCTAGGGAGTGAACGCCCATAGCCTTACCGTCTGATTTGCGTGCGCTGACGACNGGGGACAGGTAGCGATATTCCTTGTTCTTCAGATACTCGGCTGCGGCAGGCGTCCATTCCACGCGGGCCGCAATATCGTTCTCTCTGAGAATCAGTTCCTTAACCCATCCAGCGGCGGGGGCGCGGTCTCCTGTCAACGTCTGGTGTTCGTAATCGACTACGAGATCGACACCGCGTTTGGCAATCTCCTGTTTCATGGCCTCATAACTCTCGGCGTCGACGTCGAACTCTCCCTTCGAGCTGACNACGTGGCCNAGCGGCAGAACGGAGATAAGCTCCGGGGCCTCGGAAACGTCGACTTCATTGCCCTTCAGGATGATAAAATCCTTCATTTGCGAGTTGCTCCTTCCAAAATTAGCTTAGTCGCGCGTCTGACCGCCTTATAACGCGTGATAACGGCGTTAGAAAATCCTCACCGTCCATGCGGACGTTTTCGGCCCCGCGCATTCTGAGGGCTTTTTAGGGGCCTAATCCGGCGAATTCTCCTTTGCTCTCTTCTGGTATGCTTTGACCAGCGTTTCCGGGTACCCTTTAAGGTCCGGCTGGAAGCGTACCTTCGCCGGGTTCGTGGAGAACTGCGGGTCCGGCAGTATGCTCGCGAAGCGCCCGTCCGGGAGCTGCCCGGATGTCGGAACGGCCTGTTCGACCTTCAGACCCATCTGCTCGACCTGCCGGGCCGATAGCGTCTTGACGGTGCACCGGCACCTAAAGCCGTTAGGCGGGAACCAAGTATCCCAGACAGGAGAGTCGGCGGGAAACACTTTGCCGTCCATCGCGAGATGGCTCGGCCTTGTGTGCGAGTCGTTGACCGCGTCATACTGCCAGTAAGGGCGGGCCTGCAGTACGCCCGGCGAAGTCATCTGCTTATAGTGGCCGACGTTGTAGGCCGTCTGGACGTTTGTTCTGAAGATGTTGTCGGCCTGAAACGGCGTAATCCCTTTGTAACCGTTCGTCTCGAGGAAGTCGTTCATGCTGTTTCTAAACTCGTACATGGTCGTGCCCTGCTCGATAGCGGAGAGCAGCTCATCGTAAAACTTCTTGAGCAGTTCCGCCTTTGAGTACCCACCGACCGTAAAGGCAAGATTTCTGTAGTCATCTTCGAGCTGGTAAAATTCTTTGGCTGTGACCGGGACGCGCTCCTTGAAGAAGTCCTCGGCATCCTTGAAAGACATATCTGTACTCGTAAGGAGGCTGTCTATCTCATCCACCTTCAAGCGTCCTCCCCTCGAGGTCTGCGAGCATCATTACCTTCTGGAGCAGCGCTTCAACGTCGGATGTGTCCATCGCCGCGAAGAGTTCCGCGACCGTTTTGTCATCCTCCATCATCTGTTTGAGCTCCTCGAGGCTGTCGGTTTTCTCAATCATTTTGAGAACCGGGTCGAACGCTTTTCTGAACGCTTCCGCGCTCTTGCCCGTGGCAGCCGTCGCCATTTGGTCAATGTGTTGCTGGGAGCCAGGACCGGAGCCGACGCCATCCTTGAGGGCGAGCAGCTCACGATAGCGAGACTTTAGTGGAAGCCCCGTAGCCATTGCACTGCCGTAAGAAGGAGCAGCTATTTCTTCGCCTGCTTCCGGCTTTGGTATAGAGAACTTCTTATAGAGGTAGGCTGTAGGTATCTTGAGTCCTGTCTTTTCAATCAAGGTGCCGACGATGGTCGCGGTCTGCTGAAGGTCTTCCGCTTCCTCGCAGTCGTATCTGATGTACGGGATTCGCTTGTCTTCGCCGAAATTGAAGAGCACCAGAGGCTTAATTAGGAATCGCCGGAGCGTGGCTGCCAGAGCTTTGCAGTCCGCGACGGTAAGGTCGTGCCTAACTTCATTATGAGTCTTTGACTGTGCGAAGCTGCCGCCTCCGGAGTCTGATGTAAGGGTCTGGCCCAGAACCGCCTTGCTGATCTGCTCGTCGCAGTAACGGGCGAGCTTTTCGTACAGATCGGTGCTGGAGGTTTTATCGGTGGTGATGAAGTCAATTGACGTTCCGTCCGGGATGATGCCCGCAGCGTCCGCGCCGATCTGGATGAGCGCCTGCATCAGCGACCGTTTGTCATCCTCGCTTGCTCCCGGCGCATACTTGCCGAGCCGGAGGGGCAGACCATAGATTTCAGCGAAGCTGATCCAGTCCTTGACGTCGTAGTTCTTGAACAGATACATCCATGCAACGACGCGGAGTACTCCCGCCCGCGATGGGTGCCCGCTTCGGGCTTTGTAACGGTGCAGGATGAACTTGTTCTCCGGGAGCTCTATGCCTTCCGGATGTTCCTGCGTCCGGCATTTGAACTTGTCGTCGACGTCCCAGAAGAACCGCTTTTGATGCCGCGAGCGGATATCCTCAATGACAACGTGCCCGTCGTCGTAGCCCCAAAGTATTTCTGAAACCGCGAAGCCCTTGCCGATTGCGTCAAGGAGATCTATCTCAATATCCTCAAAATTTTCAACGGCGTTAATCTGATCCTCGACGAACTTCGCTATTTCCTTGTCACGGGGGTCGTCGGGGTCGAATGGGATGATTTCATAGTCGAGCCCGGTGACGGCATTCTTGCGCGTCTGAAGCTGGCTGAAGAGGTGAGGGTCTTTTTCCTCCATCTCCTCGAACAGCTCCATCTGCCGCATGACATCGCCGACGTCGGCTTCCTTGAATATTTCCGCGAGCTTTATGGGCGTCAGTCCGTTTGATGGATACTCGCTGTATTTATCCGTTACCTGAGCGACTGCGATTTCCGACACATCGGGCCTCTTCAGGGGTGTCGGAGGCTTGCGGATCTGAGCTGACGGAACGACTGATACTCTTGCCAATATGAGCTGCCTCCTTTCTGACCTCCACGAGGCGGTTATTGATTGTATCGCAGTGGGCGGCTTCAATCTC